TTCTGCTGATAATAGACCTTTTTAGCCATTCGATGCCCTCCTTTCTGCTCTGGTTAGCCCCCCTGGGTCAAAAATTTAAAAATTATCGCTTACACGCAAGACGATTGAAATGTGTGCGCTCTTTTGTGGCAAGGGATAGGCGGGGGGATCAAAAATTTTTGAGTCAATTTCTAAAATGCCCATCGTTTTTCATTTTCCGGGCGATTTCTTTCACATCATGTAATTCCGGTACTTCTTTACGATGGTTACCCTGCCCTGTGCCATAGTAGCCTTGTTCCCATTGTGTCTTCATCCTGTGGCATTGCCTGCAGATAGTTGCAAGGTTATCAATGCTTGCCATGCGTTGCTCGTCATACTCAATCGGTACAACGTGGTCAACAGTTCGACTGTTAGGTTGACCACAGTATTGACATACATAGTGGTCACGGTCTAGCACCTGTTGTCTTAACACTGCCCATGTTCTTGTCTTGTAGAATTGGTATTGCTTAGACTTAGTATCGTTACGATAACGTGTTACGTTATTGTACTTACGCTGATACTGCTTGCTATGTGCTCTAGCCCAGCGTTGTCTATTAGCTAGGTACTCAGCTTCATGTTCAAAGTGCTTAGTACAATAATGATTAGGCAACTGTACCATCGCATGACATCCTGGTTGTCTGCATCGTCTATACCTTGGCATTGTTAATAACATTCCTTTTATGTACTTTAAAAGCTGGCAAGCGTTTACCTGTCAGCTTTTTCTTTTGCTTCATATGTCTATCAGCTCGGCACAGCATCATGTACTCTTGCTTTGATGCTACCAAGCCGAATCGTTTAGTCTGGAACATTAAGTATAGTACCTCGCAATCTTTCTGCGATAGCTTTAATTACGGGCACAGTAACTGAATTACCAGCTTGTTTATAAAGCTGACTATTACTTACTCCAGCTTCTTTAGCTTTATAGAACTGCTCATCAGAGAACCCTTGCAATCTCCAACATTCAAGTGGAGTCAATTTTCTAATAACATATGTTTTACCGTTACTAAGCAAAATTCCATGACGATCGGCCGCAGTTAACGTAAAGCTTGGTTCATCATTGTTCTTAAAACGCCGCCCATTCTGCCGTTTATTAACTCTATCAGGAGTTAAACATGGTTCGACTAAAACTTTTGGTTCTCTTCCACCACCCTGCATCGTATTTAATGTAGGTGATAATCCAGACTCAGCGTAAACACGTCCTGTTTGAGGATTCCCTCCAAAGCTAGTTGAATGACTAATATTACCAATCTGCTTTACTTCGGTAGCAATCTGAACAGGATGCTTAAATGAAGTGACCGTAAGAGTCTTGCTCAATCCTTTTTCATCTAACACATCTTCGGAATGATGCTCGGTATTTGATGTATTTCCAACGACCTTAATATCTCCGCCATTAGAAAAGGTGGATTTTTTATCGTTAGCTAACAATTGTTCCACTTTATCTTTGGAAAGGTAGAACTTTTCATCAACCTCTCGTTCAAGAACATCTCGTAACACATTATATTTACGCTTTTTTTCAAGATTTTTTCTGTAAATTGGAAATACTGGTGTATATGCTATACCGCGCTTGTGCCCAACAATGTATACTCGTTCACGGTTTTGCGGGATAACCCAGCTGGAATTAAACACTTCCCATTCGACATCATACCCAGCTTCGTCCATTTTATTGATGACTGTGGCAAAGTCCCATCCTCGGTTTGAAGAAAGTAAGTTTTTAACATTTTCCATGAGGAGAACGGTTGGTTTCTCTTCCCATGATCGGTCATTAAGGAGTCTGATAACCTCAAAGAACATGCTTGATTGTTCTCCTTTGAGTCCGACTCGGTTTCCAGCCACGCTAATATTTGTGCATGGTGATCCGAATGCCCAGAGGTCTGCTTCTGGGAGTTCTTTTCCATCTTTAATTGATTTAATGTCATTAGCTGTATACTTCCCTTCTGTGTCATACATTGCTTCATATGATTGACGGGCAAACTTATCCCATTCAATCCAGCCAACACATTTATGACCAGCTTGCTCCATTCCAGAACGAAAGCCACCAATTCCTGCAAACATATCTATGAAAGTTAGTTTTCTACTCAATTACAATACCTCACCTTTGAATGGCTTGTAGATTAGATTATTGGTCAATTAATGCAGATCTGCACCACCGCTGACCGTGCCCCATTTTTTATAATGTTTCATTTCTTCTCCAATACAAAAAGCCCAGTCGTTTGACTAGGCTTGGGTGATGTATATGTGTGCCCGGCTTTCCACACCGGACACGCTCCAACAAGCGATGTTGCATTCACACCAATATATGATTCTAAATATATTTTGTTGTGCTTGCTGAAGCTCGTAAGCAATTGAGTTGATTGTGTTTAAAAATATAGTAGTTATTCTTAATGATTGCTTACTATGCTAAGAGCCGGAATCGAACCGAACTTCATGCGCAGGCTTCCTTTGAATCGCGTAAAATTTCCACCTGTGCCCTCACCAGAGGACGTTAGTACAAAGCACTGTTAAACATTAAAAGAGGAGGCTATTTCATCTCCTTTAATTGATTGTGCTTCAATATGGAAGGCATAAGACGAGTGAGGTGCTAGCTTCACCTTCAGATATATATTGCCTTCCAAAGTGAACACCGGGAACTGCCCCCGCAAGCGTTGTCGCTTGGTGCCTACTTTCACGTATTCACATAATCAGAACTAATTAACTACCGCACCCGGTCGTAGTTTTCCGCCTACTCCTGTAACGGACGTTAGTGTTCTGAATAATTGTAATCCTATAGCCGTTGAGTTAGATTACGCACTCTTCTGCTGATAACAGCACGGCTACCGTGAGACTAGCAGAGCCGGTATTTAGTGTATTGTATAATGGCGCTCATCGCATTAATTTACTTCTGAAAGGAGGAATTCAATGAATGTAATCTTGAATCCTTACATACTTTTTACATGCTAGTCTCAACGTGGATTATGGAACTCGCATCCATCTCCGGCTTGGTTACCGTTCCACACACCTACGCTTAACAGAGAGATCCTGAATAAGAGTAAGTAACAGACGTCTGTATAAGCAGTTTAAGGACGTGAATGCTGAAGTCATTCGTGCTCGGGTCACATGTATTTGGTAATTGTAAGTTCAATTAATTTTTTGAACAATACCATAATACGGCTGTTTTTAAGGCGAAACCGGTCAAATACCGGCAAATTCCGGACAAAAACCGGCAAAAACCGGACAACTTCATTTCATGATACGAACCGAGTCGTCAGGACACATTAACGCACCTTCCCATAGCGCTTGGTCTTGCAGTCTTCTGTACTGCCTATCGTCCATATAGGTGTTATATTGCTCGTTAATGTAATTCATCGTTCTAATTGCTGACCAGTTCTTAATGAAGCGATGAAGCAAAATATCACCTAAAATTTCCTCGTCCTCCCCAACAGTCATTAAGTTATTGCAACAGTTAACCCGCTCTCGCCATTGATATTCTGCTTCAGCGTGATTAACAAACTTCTGGTCCGGGTCATGAGGCGTTCCATCGTTCGGCTGTCCGTCCATGCTTGGTGACTTAACCCCAGGAAAGTTTTGCATTGCTTTAAGCTTGTACTTCTTCCATTCCCTTAGATACTCCTTGAATGCTTCCTTAGTGGCTTCTTTATCCAAATTACCAAATACGCTGTCAACCACGCTCTACACCCCTCGTCCCTTGTGATATAATTGATTTGCTTTAATTAATATCTCAAGGGCGATCTCACGGTAGAGCGTCTTTTTTATTCAGCTCTCATTAGCGCCAAGGCGTCAGTCGTTTTTAATATCTTTCGATTTTCACCATAGTGGTTATTTCGGTAATCAAGAATAATCTTGTCAGCAGTACTTCTAGCAATATCTATAATTGTTGTTATCTTCCCAGCGGATAAACCGTGTTGATATAAGAACTCTGTTTGATATTGCTTATCCGTAAGCTTACGTCTAGCTAACTCTTTCCGAATGGCTGTTATATCATGCTGTTCTCTTGATTTCTCCGCTAACGCTATCCGCTTTCTGAATTTTAGAATCTCTTGCAACCGCCAATCATTAGGTGATAAAAGACGGTCTATTTTGTCATTCATACCGCCCCAGTCATCAATACTATCAAGCGCTTCGCTTAGCATTGGTGTGATGCAATCCATCTTGACTCTCCCTCTTCAATTCATTTTCTTTACGCCGTTCCCGCTTCTTCCGGAGACGGCTTTTTTGCTTCTTTTTCTTTGACTTCATGTTTCCTCCTAAAACCCGATTAAGTCGTGCACATCATAATCAATGTTCTTGTATACGTTGTAATAGTCGTAGTAAGGTTCTCCATTCTTTCTTCGTCGAACATTACCATGAATATCGTGTCGAGCATGAGCCTCTTGAATCCTTGGATTAGTAAACCCGAATAATTTCATCTTGAAATCATGCTGACGAGGAACAACTACTTCAACCGGCAATCCAGTTCTTAGTGAGAACAGCTTGAAACGTAACTTAGCGCTCATATCGACTGCTCGTTGATTAATTCCTGTCTTCACATCGTAAACGTGCTCAACGGCTCCGTCGTTGGAATATACAACAAAATCCGGTGCGTATGTAATGCCACGCTGGTTATATCCACCAACCGGGAACTTATCAACCACTTTATAACTTGGGTGTACCTTGAACTTCTTACCGCTGCTCTCGATGAACTGGATGAAGAAGTCTTGTTCCTTAATGGAATCAAAGTCCCAATCTTTATAATGAACTTTCTTTCCAAAATGTTTCACTTGCGCTTAATCCTTTCGTGCGTATCGTCGACCTTAATCGTGGTTACTACTCCCAAAACAAAGCCGACTGCTCCAGCCCCGATTGCCGTGATTGCTAGTAAATCGTAAATAGTCATTTTCTACCTCTCAAATACTTAACCTCTAAACTGTAAGCTTCTGGATGCTGATAACCAACCCAGTTCATAAATCCCCACCAGTACAACCGCTTAGGAGGCCAGCCAATCAGCCGAGATACTGCTCTCCATCGTTTCCTGTCAGAATAATATCCGACTTTAAAGCTAGCCTTACGCTCTGCCGTGTACATCTTCCCTGCATTGACAGTGTCAGGGTGCCGTTTTCGTTGTCTACTCATTTGCATCACTCCAAACCTTACATGGCATCATTCTTCCTCCTCATACAGTGGTCGACCACAAACTGGGCAACAAAGCGGGCCCAAAAATCCCGGCTCCAGGATCACCATTCCGGCTTGATCGGAATTTTGTATGTTATAAATTATTGCCGATTTATCTTGGTTTCCTTTTCTCCATATCAACATCGAATATCTAAAAGGTAACCCGTGTACAAGATCTTCAGGATCATCAACCTTTTCTTTTAAGTGATTGAAAGCCTCTTCCCAAGGCCCTGTCACAAATTCTGTTAAAGGAGAAGAATGATCAACAAGATCATTATTTTCCATACAGAAGTCACAACCATTTTCAGTTACTTTCATTTTCACCATCCCTCTCTCATTCGTCCTGCAATGAACGCTAAGATAATCACTAACACCACCGGCAGCAGTACCCAGCCACCAGCAAACTTCATTGTCGTTACTGCAATCAGCGCAATTGCAAACCACAGAAACGCGTATACTACTGAATCCATTACTTTTCCTCACTCCTTTGCCACTCATTGACTAGTTCCTGTACTCGTAAAACTTGTTCATGATTGTGCTCTGAATCAACACTCATTCGGGCTAACTTGGTGTAAAACTTTTTGCCACCAAGTAATTCACACTCACCAGCGAAACCATCGCCAACAAATCTTAGCTTGTACGAGTTTAATTGAGTCAAAACCACTTTTTGGTTCTTCAACATTATCTTTAAGCCCTTAAGATTCATGACAATTCCTCCACTTTCACTTCACACGGAATAGCGAACATCTGCCCATCTTCAACCACCTGTGCGGTTTGCTTTAGCTTGTTAATGCTGATAATCTCGCACAGTTTGCCTTTGTAATGTACGTTAGCGTTAGCTTCGTACATAGCTTTCAGTCGTTCAAACTTCATACCAGCTCTACCTCACTTCGCTTTACGTTAAAGTTATAGTCAAGGTCAACTGTCCCATCATCGTAGGTGCTAGTTACCTTGTGTACGATTCCTTGATACTTTACGAGTTCTCCAAATAGCATTTTGTTGCCTCCTATTCCCGAACGTCTTCCAATCCTGAAAAGTTAATCTGCTGACTTACTCGATGTGGTACTAGCCGGCTAATTAGCTTGGGATTATAGATTCGTTGCAATTCCTCAATACTGTTATTTGTCGTGGTAATAGTGCTTCTCAATACCCGGTTATTATCCATATCATAACGAGCCGTTGCTACTTCCTTAATTGCTTGCTGAACATCGCGTTGGGCTTCTTTATCACCGTTAACGCCACCTTCAGTGCCGAAGTCGTCAATCACCAATACATCAACAGTTTTCATTGCTTCAATGATTTCTTCTTTTCTCTTTCGCACGTCTTCATAGCGATAGCTCTTCCAGAACATGCTAACTAGCTCAGTCGAAGAAACAAACATTGCTGATTGATTCTGATTGCGTAGTCGATACATCATCGCTAAAGCAAGCGATGTTTTACCAGTTCCCGGTTCTCCAATTAGTAATACCTTTAATGGTTTCTTTTCCATTTCGGTAGCCAGATTGAATGCCTGTTTTGCTACCTCTCGTGCTTTACTAACGTTTTCCTGAAGTTCTGGATTCCACTTGTTGAATTGAAAATGAATGACTTGTCCGCCTTCAAACAGTGATTTGCGATAATAACTTCTTAGCTTGGTTATTCCAGCTTCATCTAACCATCCGTTATGAATGTTAGTGCGGTACTTCTTGGCTTTTTCCGCCATTTGCTCATAGTTATTGGTGTCAATACCTTGTTCTCTACCCACTTTTGCCATCGTGGCAAGCAGACTCTTATCAAAGCATTTACCAAGTGGCTTTAATTCTGCTGTTGCCATCTTTATCACCTCAATCCTAGTAATCTCCAACGATTCCGATTCGTTTTAAAATATTTGCCGAAACCTTAATGCCAACATTTGTAAAATGGTACTTACGGCAGAAATACTTTGTTCCCAATTGATGGATTTCATTATGATGTTCCCGACACAATGCCACCAAGTATCTTTGTGAGTGGTCAACATGCTTCCGGTTCATTCCCATGCCAACAGTATTCCCGTTTTTCATCTCCAGGTGGTGAATATCCGCATGTTTACCACATATCACACAAGATTGATGCTTAATACACTCATATTGAAAAATATTCTCATCACGTGGTAGCAGCGGATAAGCTTCGTTTACCGGGACTTGATATTCAAAAATAAAATCAATTACGTCAGTAATTAGCTTGGTCGCATCACTTACAGTGTTAGTAGTAGTGTCTTTTAAGCTGATTTCTTTACCTGCCGTGTGCGCTTGAAAACGAGTATAGAAATACTGTTTAGCATCTTCTACTGGTTGCCCTGACCATTTGTAAATATCGCCAAGCAAGGCAAAGAACAACGCTCTCTGCTGTGGTGTTGCTTTTCGTGGGTCTTCATATTCGTACCTTACCGGCACATTATCGATCTGACCATCGTTAAGACTAGCCACGTAATCCATATTGTCCTGAACATCGGGCTTAATAATTATTAGCCCTTTACGATGAAAACCATGTCCTGACTTCATCAACGGTCAAATCCTTTTGGTGGCGTGTAGTCTTTCTTAACTGGATCAGCGTGAACTGGTCTTCGCCTACCACCCATGCTCTGGTATTCACGGCTCATTTGTTGCTGATGCTGTTTATCTTCATTTTTAGCTTGCTCAACAGTTGAGATTCCTTTTTTCTTATAAGTTTTTAGCAGTTGATCTAGATAACGGTCAGCTCCTGTTGATTTAACGTTTCTTCTCAATGCATAAGTAATAGCAAACGTTACTAAATCCGCTCCAAATTCATTGATCCACTCAGTTAAATCTTGTTGAGCAATTCCGTTAGGGAATCCCCAGTTACTTTGCCATAGGTCAAAAACATCCTGGGTGGTGTGCTGATCACCGATCAACGATCTATCAGTATTACTAAGATCAGTATTAGTATGATCAGTGTTTAGTAGTCCCCGATTTTCCGGGTTCGGTTTTTTGGGAATCGGTTTTTCCGGTTTCGGAAAATCGCCTTTCGGTGCCGAACCTTGATTTTCTCGTTTCGGTAGTTCTCGAAGTACATAATCGTAGTTTGAAAACCTTCCATCTTTACGATTTTGAGTTCGCTTTAAATACCCTAAAGTCATAAGCTCCTTCATTGCGCTACTTACTGCTGACTCACCATCTTTAAAGTGAGAAGCTATTTCACTAACGTAAAATTGCCAATCATCGGGCTTACTCCACATATAAGCAAATAGTCCTAATGCTTTAAGGTGCATTCTGTCGTCGTTGATTACATCATTATCAATAATTGTGAATCCTTTAATTTTGATTTTTTTGATACGAGCCATCCATCACACCTCAATTTCACTTGCGTGGGTAAATCCTTTAAGCTGCTTCATTTGTCGACAATAGTCACACTTGCCACAGGCTACCGGTGCTTCTTCACCAGTCATTACCTTCCAAAAGTGTGGTTGTAGTTCTTTTACTTTGTCTAAATCAGCTTGCATTTGGTACTGGTCATCAACACCGTTAAAGTCAATTGCCATCTTGTCAGGTGGCGTTTGCTTGCTAATTGCAAAGATGAACGGTTGACACTTCTTATCAAAGGTCTGCTTGATAAGCTCTTGGTAAAGTGCCATTTGCAGGTCATATTCTCGATCTTGAATAAACGGTACATATCGGTGTTCATCAACGTTCCAGTGACCTTTATGGATGTCATCAACAGTCTTCAGATCGCAAAAGTAGTTTTGTTCAAGCACCAAACTGTCAATTTTACCTTTCCACCAGTAGCCATCAATCTTGCCAGTCACAATGACTTCTTTCTTGCCCGGCTTGTAAAAGTAATTGAACATATTGTCATCGTTTAGTGTCTTAATCATGCTGTCAGCAACCTTGAACTCGGCTCGTAAGTGACCATCAGGGTTGCTCTTCGTTGGTCGAGTCATCAATCCTTTACGATTCACGTTTACAAACGATTGGTGGCTTTCAGCACTCTCAAAGTAGCTGTGTACATAATTACCAACAAGAAGTGGTACTGGACTGGAAGTTGGTTGCCAATCCTCTTTTAGCTTAGCTAGTGCCCGAGCTTCGCATTGTTCGAAGTCCTTAAACAAGGAGAAGCTCATGTACTGCCAGTCTGTATCATGTGAGTAGTAATTCTCAGGCGTTAACTTTAGCGGGGTCTGGTGTAATGGTACCGTCCTTGAAGAGTTCTTCTTGTTCTCCTTCTGCTGAACTACTG